TTGAGAATAATCAATTTTATGGAGCTCCTTTTGAAGAAAATGAAATTATAAGTCGAGAAGGAGTCAAAGAATATATGACTCGTATATCAAAATATAAACCAAGAAATTATCAGATAGATGCAGTTTATGATGCTCTTCGTTATAATCGTAAACTTTTAATCTCACCTACAGCGTCAGGTAAGTCATTAATGATCTATGCTGTAGTCAGATACTATGCAGAAAAAAGAAAAAAGATACTTTTAGTTGTTCCCACTACATCTTTAGTTGAACAAATGTTTAAAGACTTTCAAGATTATGGATGGGACGCAGAAAATTATTGTCATCGAATCTATGCTGGTAAAGAAAAAACAAATGAATATCCAGTAACAATCACTACTTGGCAATCAATCTATAAACTCAAAAGACCTTTCTTCAAAGATTTTGAGGTAGTAATTGGTGATGAGGCACACCTATTCAAGTCAAAATCGCTTGTAAGCATCATGACAAAGATGGATGCTGCAAAGTATAGATTTGGGTTTACTGGAACTTTAGATGGCACACAGACGCATAAATGGGTCTTAGAAGGATTGTTTGGGCCTTCTTACAAAGTCACACAGACAAAGGAACTGATTGATAAAGGACATCTAGCAAAACTTCAAATACACATATTAATACTTAAACATAAACCACAAAAGTTTGAAGTATATGAAGAAGAACTACAACACATAATCACACATTCAAAGAGAAATAACTTTATTAAAAATCTAGTTGTAGACTTAAAAGGTAACACTCTTGTCCTATTCAGTCGAGTTGAAACACATGGTCAACCACTTTACGAACTCATAAATAATTCCATAAAGAATGACCGCAAGGTATTTTATGTACACGGTGGAGTTGATGCAGAAGAAAGAGAACGAATCAGAGAAATCACTGAAACCGAAAGAAACGCAATCATCGTAGCATCTTATGGAACTTTCTCCACAGGAATTAACATTAAAAATCTTCATAACGTCATTTTTGCTTCTCCCTCTAAGTCAAGAATACGAAATCTTCAGTCAATTGGAAGAGTTCTAAGAAAAGGAGACAGCAAGACACAGGCAGTTCTTTATGACATTGCTGACGACATCACGCATTTGTCTAGAAGAAATTATACACTCAATCATCTAATCGAAAGAATCAAAATTTACAACGAAGAAAAATTTAATTACGAAATTGTTCAAATTGACTTAGGAGAAAAATGACAAAGAAGAAAAAGGAAGAAGAACCACAAGATTTTTTAGCAGTCATTAAATTGGTTTCTGGCGAAGAAATAATTTCAACTGTAACTTCATGTGAAGAAGATGAGCGAACTCTATTACTCTTAGATAGTCCTGTAATGTTTGAAAGTGTATTAATGAAGAATATGTCTATTGGGGCAATCAAAGTTGTACCTTGGGTTCAGGCAGCGACTGATACAATATTAATACTTGATATGGATAAGGTAATTACAATGTCCGAAGTATTTGATAAAGAAGTGGTTCGTATCTATAATAGATATTTGAATGATAAAGATCGGGACACTAATGAATCTATAGTTACTAAAGATATGGGATATCTATCTACTGTGACTGATGCAAGAATCTTTTTAGAGAAACTATATAAGAAGAAAACCTAATAGCTAATATGTCTCTTAACCCCTAACAGAGTTAGTCTACACAGGTTTTATTACTTTGTCAAGTGCCTCTGGCATTATTGATAATTTTGTGTTATAATTAGCATAACTAGCGGAGATCGTATGAAATGCCTAGAACAAGAAAAAGGTCGGAACATTACGTAAACAACAAAGAATTTTTAAATGCAATTGTCATTTACCGTAATCAATGTAAAAGAGCAGAGGAAGCTGGAGAATCCAGACCTCGTATCACAAACTATCTTGGAGAATGTTTTTTGAAGATAGCAACACACTTATCATATAAACCAAACTTTGTTAATTATATGTTCCGTGAGGATATGATATGCGATGGTATCGAGAACTGTGTTCAGTATATTAAGAACTTTGATCCAGAGAAGTCTTCAAACCCCTTTGCATATTTCACTCAAATTATACACTATGCATTTCTACGTCGTATCCAAAAGGAAAAAAGACAAATGGATATAAGAGCAAAGATCATTGAAAGATCTGGATTTGAGGAAGTCATGTCTGCTGACGGTAACTTCAACGCATCTGATTATAATACAATTAAGGAAAATATTCAAGCAAAACAAAATTCATGAAGATTGCTATTATTACGGATACACACATTGGTGCTCGTAAGGGTAGTAAAGTGTTTCATGACTTTTTTCAAAAATTCTATGATGATATATTCTTTCCAACCCTAGAGGAAAGAGGTATAACAACATGCATTCATATGGGAGATGCATTTGATAATCGTAAAAATATTGATTTCTGGGCTTTGAATTGGGCAAAGAAAAATGTATATGATAGATTCCAGAAAATGGGAATCAAAATATATCAGTTGGTTGGAAACCATGATGTCTACTATAAAAATACAAATGAAATTAATGCAGTTGATTCTTTATTAGAAGACTATGACAACATAGTTGCAATCTCTTCTCCTGACTCATATAAAATCGGTGGTTCAGATTTCTTCATGATACCTTGGATATGTGCTGATAATTATGATGAAACTAAAAGAAAAATTAGTCAGACAAAATCTAAAGTTGCGTTTGGGCATTTAGAAGTAAATGGATTCTCAGCTCACAAAGGGTTTGTAATGGAACATGGAATGCCTAAATCATTCTTTGATAAATTTGAAACTGTATTCTCTGGACACTATCATACAAGATCAAATGATGGTAAATTCTTTTATCTCGGAAATCCTTATGAAATATATTGGAATGATGTAAATGATAGAAGAGGTTTCCACATATTTGATACAGAAACTTATGACTTTGAATTTATTGAGAATACTTATACTATCTTTGAAAAAGTTTATTATGATGATACAAATCCAACTTTATTCAACGCAAATAAATTTAAAGATAAGCATGTAAAGATTCTTGTTCGTAAGAAAACCAATCAATTACAATTTGAAAAGTTTCTTGACAAGATAATTAAAGTTGGATCAATTGATGTTAAAATTGTTGAAAACTTTGCACTCAATGATGAGGAAGTAGATTTCTCAAAAGATGAGGGTGAAGATACCTTAACCATTTTGAATAAATATATTGAAGACTCGGATTTTGATTTAAACAAAGAAATTGTAAAAAACTTAATGAAGGAGGTCTACCAACAAGCTTGCGAACTAGACTAATGTTTATTTTAACCATCTTAGGACAAGAAAAAGAAGGAGCATATGCTGTTAATGATCCTGATGGTGAAAGGGCATTATACTTATTTGAGGATGAAGATGATGCTGAAAGATATGCAGGTTTACTTGAAGCAGAGGATTATCCAGACATGACTGTTGTAGAAATTGAGGATAAGGTTGCAATTTCTGCGTGTTACGAGTATAATTATAGATATGTCATTATTAAACCTGATGATTTTGTAATTCCACCAAGAGAGAATGATTTTATTCAAACAGATAAGATGGCGTAATTTTTTATCTACAGGGAACCATTTTACTGAAATTGATTTTGTAAAAGCACAAACTAATTTAATCGTAGGAACTAATGGAGCAGGTAAAAGCACTGTTCTAGATGCTCTTACTTTTTCTTTGTTTAATAAACCTTTTCGTAAGATTACAAAATCTCAGTTAGTTAATGCTGCAAATGAAAAGGACTGTATTGTTGAAATAGAATTTACAACACCAGGTTTTGATTGGAAAATTGTACGTGGAATTAAACCAAATAGATTTGAGATATGGAGAGATGATGAACTTCTAGATCAAAATGCTGCAGCAAATGATCAACAGAAATGGTTAGAAGATAATGTATTAAAGTTAAATTATAAGTCATTCACACAGATTGTAGTCTTAGGTAGTGCATCATTTGTACCTTTTATGCAATTGAATGCACCAAATCGTAGAGAAGTGATTGAGGATATCTTAGATATTAAGATATTTTCTTCAATGGGATTGATATTGAAAGAAAGAGTGAGGTCTACAAATGAAAGAATACGAGAACTTACAATCAAAAAAGACTTGACTGAAGAAAAAATAGATATGCAGAAGTCATTTATTAGTGATTTGGAAGAAACTGGTCGGAAAGATATTGATAAAAAGAAGCAAAAGTTAGAAAATATGTTTGTTGGGATTGGAACTCATCGTCAAATCATAGAAGATACTGATAAAAAATTAAAAGGTATCAACGATGACATGGAATCGTTTGGAAATTCTAACAAAAAGTTACGAAAATTAGGTAACTTAAAGGGTAAATTATCCAATAAAGTATCCACCATTACCAAGGAACATAAGTTCTTCAGTGATAATGTATCATGCCCTACATGTACACAATCTATAGAAGAATCATTTCGGTTAAATAAAATTGAAGAGGCAGAATCGAAGGCAAAAGAACTCAAAAAGGGTTACGAAGAACTGGAATCTGCCATCAAACTCGAAGAAGAACGAGAACAAACTTTTAAAAAATTATCCTCAGAGGCTACGAAACTAACGCATGAAATTTCTAAAACCAATACAAGGATTTCTGGACTTGAAAATCAATCTAGAGACCTCGAACAAGAAATTCAAACAATTACCGAACAACTTAAAAATAGAACTGCTGAGAAGCATGCGTTAGAAACTCTACAATCACAACTCGAAGACCTTCAAAAAGAACAATCTGAATTCAGAGAACATAATGCTTATCACGAGTTTGCACATTCTTTGATGAAAGATGGTGGAGTCAAGTCAAAAATAATTAAAAGATATCTTCCCTTAATGAATCAGCAGATTAATAAGTATCTGCAATTGATGGATTTCTATATCAACTTTTCATTAGATGAAGAGTTTAAAGAAAGTATCAAGTCACCAGTTCACGAGGACTTTAGTTATGAGTCCTTTAGTGAGGGTGAGAAGATGCGTATTGACTTGTCTCTTCTTTTTACTTGGAGAGATATTGCTAAGATGAAAAAC